AGAAAGGTAGAAAATCATATGAAAGAGAAAATCCTGGTTCTGATTTAAAAGCACCACAACCCGAAGGCGGACCTAGAAAGAGATCTTTCTGTGCTCGTATGGGTGGTGTAAAAGGACCTATGAAAAAACCTAATGGTGAACCCACTCGTAAAGCATTAGCACTTAGAAAGTGGAAGTGTTGACATGAAAAAAGATTTTGGATCTATAGATAAAGCATTAAATACTAATAGTATTGATGTGGAAGTTACTGCTACACCTGAAGTTAAACCAGAACTTTCAACAAGGGATGTTAGTAAAGAACTTGATAAAGATTATGAATATACCAGAGGCAATCTCTATTCTCTAATTGAAAAGGGGCAGGAGACTCTTAATGGTATTATGGAGTTAGCAGACGAGACACAATCTCCAAGAGCATTTGAAGTTGCTGGACAAGTTCTTAAGAGTGTTGCTGATACCACTGATAAATTATTAGATCTACAGAAGAAGTTAAAAGATATTGATGAGACAAAATCTAAAGGAACAACTAATGTAACAAACAATGCTATGTTCGTTGGTAGCACTGCAGAGTTGCAGAAAATGCTCAAAGAGATGGGAAACTCTAAATAAAAGTGCCTTCTAGAAGAAATCATGACAGAAAAGAAAGAAGCACCTAAAGGAATTATTGGTAAGATAAAAGAGAAAATATTACCAGATGAAGACGAACAAGCAGCGATTATCTCTACCTTTGTGAGACTTGGTGTATTAGTTTGGAGTGGTGGAATACTAACTTTAAATTATGTTGCTATACCAGGTGTACCACAACAAAAGATAGATCCAACTTTTATAGCTTCGGTTTTCACAGGAGTTTTAGCTAGTTTTGGAATTCAAACGGCTTCTAAGAAAGGCGATGGTACTATGAAAATGCCACCTGGTGCTAATGGAATTGGTAAGAATGGTGGTCCTACACAGACTATTATTATAGAACAAGCACCATTAAAAATTATTGCTGAGTCACCTAAGAAGACAGAAAACTACAAGATGTAGTATAATATATACAGTAAAACTATATTGTATATGAGAGAACAATTAATCAAAGCACTGCTGGCACATGCCCAAGGAGATATCCAAAAGCATGTTGCTAATGTAGAAGTGTATCTTACTAATCCTGCAGGTATTGGTGAGCACTCAAATATAGTTGAGGCAATTGAACAAGAATTAGATATGATTGCTAAGTATCAAGATCAAATTGATATCATTAATAAGTATTTTAAAACATCTAAAAAAGAGTTGCTTTGATACTCTAACAGTACATCCAAAAATACAGAGAATGTAGATAAATACTGGGAAATGGAGTTGAAACTATCATGTCCCATTATACCGTAGGTTATCACGATAACCAACACGATATGCATGAAATCTGCGAATATGCAGACGATGCATTCACTGCTATAAAGCAAGCAAGAGAAGACTTAGAAGGTTTTAATAATCCTCATGCTGCTGAATACTGTATTAAGGAGGACTAAGATGAACGGTAGACTGGATAAAGTAGCAATGACTAATAGACTTATGCAACTTAAAAGAGAACTACATTACAAGTGTGAGATTGGAGAGAAAGGAGAATGGGAGTGTCAAGGAGCAAACGAATATCTTAATAGAGTGTTTGATGTTTTAGATGAATATTGGCAATGATTGTCTGGGGTGTAATCTGGATGATTGCAATACTCCTTGTAGCGGTATCTTGGTATATCTACTATATACTTAGAATGGCTTATAAGGAGATGTCTGATGGGAACAATGACCCCACCGAGCAGGAAGAGTTGTTACAACTTTCGAGTGACGGAGATTAATCGTGTTCTTGACGGGGATACTATTGATGTCACCATTGATCTTGGGTTTGATCTATACAAGAAAGAGAGAGTTAGAATTGCAGGAGTTGATACGCCAGAGAAAAGAACAAGAAACTTGGAAGAAAAGGAGTTAGGAATCGATGCTACCAACTGGCTTAAAGAAAAATTGGAGAGCACACTTGCTGGTGATGATCAGCTTTTCATTCGTACTGAGCTTGTGGGGGGCGTTGGGAAGTACGGACGGTTACTGGGGTGGTGTTACATCGGGGACGCAGAAGTGTCTCTCAATGAACAAATGATTGATGAAGGGTACGCTTGGGGATATGATGGTGGTACAAAGAAGAAAGACTTTGAAGAACTCAGAGAAATTCGTAGATCATTTGGTACGCTAGACGCAGGTTAATGGTAGCAAAAGAAGAAATTTATCTAGGTAATCCTAATTTAAAAAAGGCAAATACTGAGATACAATTTACAAAAAAACAAGTAGAAGAATGGATCAAGTGTAAACGAGATCCAATTTACTTTGCGAAAAATTATGTAAAGATAGTATCACTAGATGAAGGTCTTGTTAAATTTAAGATGTATCCTTTTCAGGAGAAATTAATTAGAAATTTTCATGAGAGTAGATTCAATATATGCAAAATGCCTCGGCAGACTGGTAAATCTACAACTGCTGTTTCTTATCTACTACATTATGCAGTATTCAATGATAGTGTAAACATTGGTATTCTGGCAAACAAAGCAGCAACTGCAAGAGAACTATTAGGTAGATTACAAACTGCATATGAGAATTTACCTAAATGGATGCAACAGGGTATTATATCTTGGAACAAAGGATCATTGGAGTTAGAAAATGGATCTAAAATACTTGCAGCATCTACCTCTGCATCTGCAGTTAGGGGTATGTCTTTCAACATTCTATTTTTGGATGAGTTTGCCTTTGTGCCTAATCATATTGCTGACGCATTCTTCAGCTCAGTATATCCTACTATCACTTCTGGTAAAACAACCAAAGTCATAATGGTTTCTACTCCTCACGGAATGAACCATTTTTATAGGTATTGGCATAATGCTCAACGAGGAAAGAATGAATACACACCAACTGAAGTTCACTGGTCAGAAGTGCCAGGTAGAGATGCTAGTTGGAAAGCACAAACTATTTCAAACACATCAGAGCAACAGTTTAAAGTTGAGTTTGAGTGTGAGTTCTTAGGATCTGTTGACACGCTTATAGCAGTTTCTAAATTAAGAACATTAGTATTTGAAGATCCTATACAGGATAATGGTAAAGGATTAGTTGTATACGAAGCACCACAAAAAGATCACAACTATATCATAACTGTTGATACTGCTAGGGGTATAGATCATGACTATTCTGCCTTTGTGGTATTTGATATTACTCAGTTCCCATATAGGACAGTAGCAAGATATAAGAACAATGAAATAAAACCTATGCTATTTCCTTCTATAATTGAGGATATGTGTAAAGCATATAATTATGCATATGCTTTGATAGAAGTAAATGATATAGGAGAACAGGTTGCAACTATACTTCAATATGATTTGGAATATGAGAATGTTCTCATGTGTTCTATGAGAGGTAGAAATGGTCAAGTAGTTGGATCTGGATTCTCTGGTAAGAAAACACAAATGGGTGTTAGAATGACACAGGCAGTTAAGAAGACTGGATGCTCTAATTTAAAAGCGTTGATTGAAGAGGATAAACTAGAAACTAAAGATTATGATATAATATCAGAGTTGACTACCTTCATACAAAAGAAGCAATCATGGGAGGCAGAAGAAGGTTGCCACGATGACTTAGCAATGTGCTTAGTTATCTTTGCATGGTTAGTTGCTCAAGATTACTTCAGAGAAATGACGGACAATGATGTTCGTAAAAGAATATATGAAGAACAGAAAGAGCAAATAGAACAAGATATGGCACCATTTGGATTTATTAGTGATGGACTAACTGATGATGAGTTTGTCGATGATGAAGGAACTAAGTGGACAGTAGACAAAGAGATGTCATCAACATATGGTGATATGTCTTACATGTGGGATTATTACTAATGTTTAAACATTTGAAACTAAAAAGATTATTACAAAAATCATTTCCAAAGAAAAAAATAACTATAATAGATAATAAAGACGGATCACAAACAATTTCAATATTATGATATTCGCATTCATACTATCACTATTTGCTAATCATCTACCAGTAATGTATGTGCAAGTGCCCCAGTGGGCAGATGATTGGGCAGTGTGTGCTGTAGATATACCTGATGCTAAGTGTCATTGGTATGTTATGTCACCCGACAATACATTTGGCGAAGGATTTGATTGGGAAGAAGCACCTTGGTTTGATGCTAATGGATTAAATGATATTGCACCAATGCAAGCAAAGACAGTTGTAGAAAAATTACAGGAACAAAAATGAGAATAGTTATTGTTAGTGGTGGATTTGATCCTATCCATAGTGGACACATTGAACATTTTAAAGAGGCAAAGAAATTAGGAGACATTCTTATAGTAGGATTAAACTCCGATGAATGGTTAACTAGAAAGAAGGGTAAACCATTTATGCCAATAGAAGAAAGGTTGTCAGTTATTAGAGAATTGAGAATGGTTGATAGTGCTGTAGCATTTAATGACGATGACAACAGTTCTATAGATCTCATCAAAAAAACTTTAGTGTTATTTGATGATGTTTTATTTGCTAATGGTGGAGATAGGACTCAGGATAATATACCTGAGATAGATGCATTTGATAAAGATCCTAGAGTGCAATTTGCATTTGGGGTTGGTGGTACACACAAACAAAACTCTAGCAGTTGGATCTTAAAAGAATGGACTTCACCGAAGAATTCGATCTAGGTCATCTAGTTCTCCAAGAGAGAAAATGTAGATGCTGTAAAAAAGTAAAAGATTTACTAACAGAATTTTATAAGACTCATAAAGATAGAGGGAGCGTAGCATCTTCTTACTCATACGAGTGTAAGGAATGTACAAAGAAAAGAATAAAATTAAAAAGAAAAAAGTTAGATAATAATATTTGGATGTATCCTGATTGGTAATGTTCACCCAGTGTTTCCCCGATGAAAACACCTTAAACAATAAATAATCTTAGGAATTTAGAATTCACCGAGGAGAAAAAGATGCCCCTGAATTTAGCATCTCCAGGAATAATTGTAAAGGAAATTGACTTAACCAATGGTAGAGTAGATCCTACATCTACAAAGTCTGGTGGTTTAGTTGCTCCCTTTGCGAAAGGACCTGTAGAAAAACCAACCCTTATAGAAACAGAAGCGGATCTTCTCGATACCTTCGGTTCACCATATAGGGACAGCAATCATTACGAATACTGGTTAACTGCCTCATCATATCTTGCATATGGTGGTGTGCTACAGGTTGTTCGTTCAAATGAATCTGGTTTGAAGAATGCCTTTGTTGGTACTGCTTCAAGCGTAATCATCAAAAGTGGTGACGATTATGTGACCAAAGGATATGCAGAGAATAACATTTCTAATGTTGTGTTTGCTGCTAAGAATCCTGGTTCATGGGGTAACGGTCTTAAGGTAGCAATGATAGATGGTCTTGCTGATCAAATATTAACTGGTATCGCTACTGTCTCTGTTTTAGGTTTCTCATCAACTGCTAATGGTGGTCTTGCTGCTGTCGCTGGATATGAAGATGGTTTATCTCCAATAGATTTAACAGTTGGTCTCGGTGTAACACAAGCAATCCCTGCTAATACTGTGATAGCAGGTGCTGGTTCAACATCAGTTCTTGATGGATATCTTAAAGGGGTAATCACTGAAGTTGGAACAGGTCAAGTATCAGTTAAAGTAGTATCTCATGTTAGTGCTGCTGGTACTGAAACTTCAGTAGACTACACACCTGGTGGAGTTTATGCATTCACAGAAACAGGTAATGCAAGCGGTGGTATTCATGTTCATGTACAATCTGCTATCGGTAGTGGTAAGTTAGGTTGGCAAGCAAGCACAGTTTCATACGGATCTAGTTTTGGTAGTGGTAATTTCTTATCTGCTTTAACAGGTGCTGGTGTTACTGTTGGTGATAACCGTTATCTTGCTGCACAAGAATTTGCTCCTGGTACTCTTGATTATACTGGAGAGAAAGATTGGTTCGATAGCCAATGGTTCACATTAACAGACGGAGAGAAAATTTACTGGAATAACTTAGCTGAAAGACCAGGAACTTCTAATTATGCAAAAGAGAGAAACTCTAAGAATGATGAAGTTCATGTAGTTGTCTATGATGACTCAGGTAAGATTACTGGTAATGCAGGTACTCTTCTCGACAAGTTTACTACTACCTCTAAAGCAAAAGATGCTATCTACTCAGTAGGTAATGCACAATACTATAGAAAGGTTATTGAAATAGGTAGTCCAAATATATTTGCTGGTGGTGCTCCAGCTGGAGTTATCACTACTGATCTTGATGCAGATTTCAACCCTGTATCTGATGTAGCATGGGATCAGGATACTGAAAATATTTCCTTTGCTGCGATTGGAAATTATGTAGCATCACTCTCAGGTGGTACAGATTACGGTGGAAAAGCAACCATCGATACAACTGATGCACTAAAAGTAACAGTTGGAGATCTTTCAGAAGGATATGATCTTTTAGCAAATAA